GTTGCGCTTTCAAGGAACAATTCCTTGAGCTCTTGTAAAGTTCCTTCGACTTTTACCAGAAGAACCACCTCAGTTATCGGCGGCTGTGGATTGGATTGCGATTGCCATGAAGTCTTTTGCTCCAAGAGTAACGATGGAAGCATTGACACGGACAGTGATATTACATGCTTCTCCAACGGCAACAGCAGAAGAACGAGCGGTAACGTACAGTTGGTCATTGACGACGTAACGTCCATCATCTGAACCTTTTCCGAAGTTGTCAGGGTAAAGGTCGGTTGCTTGAGACAGGAAAGCGTCTGAATCGTAGTTCAACATCCCTGATGCAACTAGTGCTCTGTCGTTAGCGAAAACCAACCCACCTCGGTTCAGGTCAGTGACTTGGCATTGAACCAGTCCTGAACCACCCATTGCGACAAACGGGAATGTTTGAGCGGCCGATGTCCCTTGGAAGATGAAGTCAACGCTATGGACTTGTAGTGCTTGACGGTCACCGACATCAACATAACTACCAAGGTCGATAACTGAAAAGGTATCAGCATTTGCAGCAGTAACGGTAATTCGTTCGGTTAGGGTAAATATTGCAGTCTTCTTCGTAGCCATTGTATCATCTCAATAAGGGTGGTCAGGGGTTGTCTTGGTCAATCAGAACGTCAAGCCGGCTCCCCCGACCAATCCTCTCCAGAAGGACTTAGTGTAAAAAGGAAACCTATCTTCTTGTTAAAAGCCCCCACCCACTACCGCCCCTATTATCCACCATCCCCTATTATCGTTCCGACAGATTATTTATTAACATGAATAGGGTGGGAGGGGACATGGGAGAGAGAAAAACCATCATAACAGTGAGCCTAACCCACCAAGCAGCCGATTACCTGGACTTCTTGGCGGAGAAGAGTACCAAGGGAAACCGTTCTCGATGGGTACAGACTGCAATATTGAGAGCGATGTCAACATCGCTTGGAGCAGAAGCCAAACATACTTCACCAGAGAGTGGTAGAATTCATGGAAACATGGGCGACAAATGCAACCCAAAGCACCGAAATGGAAAGTGCCAAGTCTGCTGGGGTGATGAATGATGGCGAATCAGAATTCATTTTTGTGTGAATGTGGCCGTGTAATTGGTCGGATGTACGAGCGCAGCAAATATCTCCCCTGGAATGCTGACGCTGGTGACCCACGACACAAAGGAGTATCGTGCGGCGGTTGCCATCAAAACTGGATATACCTTCCTTCCAAGGAAAAGTTCGTGGACGTGCGCAAGTGCTGCAAAGAATTCGAGTGTGAGTGCTGATGCCGTACTGTCCTCGATGTTCCACGTGCGATGGTGACCAGCCTCTGGACGAACCATACATCTGCGACCCCTGTTGGAGTGATTCAAATGAAGAACAGAAGTGATACTTATCGACAAATCTATGCGAAGTATCGTGAAGACAGGGAAAAAGAAATCAGTGAACTCAAACAACGAGTACGTGACCTTGAACGATTGCTAGAACTAATTGCTACCAGGGTGTTCAAAGATGAATGAAGTAATCAATCACTTGGAAGGCTTGAAGGCTCAATTGCACGAATGGCTAGAGTTAATGTCAAAGGAGCCACACTTCGCACCGCCCGCTTGGGTAATGGAATCAATGTGGACTAGGTGCAATTTGCTAATAGCTCTAGTATCAGAGATACGGGATTAACGCCATAGCAGTTCGAACAGCCTCGAAGCCGCCGACCATAGCGAGAGTGAGAAAGGAAGCAATCAGGTTCAACTTGATTAGTGCCTCAATGTTTGTGTCTTTTTCTGCACGTCGTTCTTCACGTGTCATAAGCCACTGGGCAAAGCGTTCAGTTTTCGTATTAGATTTCGTTTCTTCAATTGGTTCTTCAGTCATACAATCAAGCCTCCTCCAAGTGAGAGAAACTGTAGTTCTCCTGGAGAGTAGGTCTTGGCAGCCGGGCCAGGTTGTAGTAATGGTGTGTAAGCGAGGAAAACCACTCCAGCCGCAGTACCGGCAATAAATGGAGCAGGGACACCAATCCTTCTGCCAAGAGTTAGGGCTTTGACAACTTTACCTTGTGGGCCAAGTTGTTCACGCAACTCGTATTGAAAAGGAGCGTAATAGAGGTCAGCCATTTCAATCAACGTCCGGCTCTTGTTGAAGTTCGTAGGCACGTCGTTGTCGCATGAGATAAACATAATCTGCTTCTTCATAGACGTCGCATCCTAGCACGATTCGAATACCCGGGAAGATTACGTTGTCTAGAGTTGAGATGGGCGGCACACCTAGTATCTTTGATTGAATTGCCAGGTACGCTGAATAATATATTCTGTCTGATGTAGTCTTAGAAGCCATACCTGTAATGGTTTCATTTTCAATTCGTGAGAAAGAAGAGAAGCCGCCAGCATCGATTCCAACAGACCATTGTTGATAACGATGAATGAAACAATTGTCTGCGCTCATCGTTGAACCTGAAAACCCAGGGCCAATGTGATCGATTTGAGCAATAGGCACGTCGGCAACAATAACAGATATACTACATCCGTCGCCAGTAACTGCATTTGAGAATTCAGGAGGGAATTGATATTGCACCGATAACTTCTCAATTGCTATTGTCTTCTGTTCCATTGACAAACCGGCTACGTCAATGTAACCTGAACCAATGACTTGAAAGGCATTAGAAGACGCTGAAATAAGTTCGTACTCTCCTCCTGGTTGCGTTATCGACCAAAGAGGAGCGGTGTAACTAGCATTGACTCCTTCGAGCTGACCCATCAATTGCTTCACTTCTTACCACCTTTCTTTTTCTTCGAACCCTTCCAAGACTTAGCAGCTTTCTTGAAGCGTGCTTGATGAGTCATACGTGGATGAGCCTTCTTCAGACGTGCAAGTTCTTTCTTCATGTATTTGTTGTAAGCACTAGGCGCACGAGAGACAGTCTTAACAGCCTTCTTCACTGCTTTCTTTCCTGCACGCTTGGCTGTTGACTTGGCTTCCCGTGTTGCGCTTTCAAGGAACAATTCCTTGAGCTCTTGTAAAGTTCCTTCGACTTTTACCAGAAGAACCACCTCAGTTATCGGCGGCTGTGGATTGGATTGCGATTGCCATGAAGTCTTTTGCTCC